ACCGTAAAAAGCCCGTTACCCCGCCAATATGCTCTCCATCGTCATTTAAAGCAGGCACTGCTGAAAATACTCGGATAAATGTATTTAATCCATCAATAACAAGTACATGGCTATCTTTATCACGCTGACGCGCGTCCTGATGTTCCTGAGTAACCTGTTTAAATAACTCTAGATATTTGTTGTTCATGATTCTTCGCCAACGAATTCTTCGTCAATTGAAATGTCATCTATACCAATAGTTCCGGATTGATATCGGAATATATACGCATCACAGATGGCACTATATATTTCTTCCTTCAATGTCGGATCTTGTTCTAATGCTCCTTGAAAGTCTTTTGAAAGAAACTTAACAGGCGTACCATTCAGGCGAGTATATGTATACCATGCACCTGCCTGTGTTACCAATTTGTATTCTTTCATAACTTCCAACCAACCACCGTAATTATCAATACCTGATTCAAAATAGATATCATAGTCTATTGATTTAAGTGGCGGCCCCATACGATTCTTTATAACCTGTGCTCTGGTTTTGATACCAATAATCTGTTCAATACCTTTAGCATCTTTGGCTTTGATCTGTCCAACGGACTTCAATCGCAAGCGTACCGATGCATGGAATGGAATAGCTTTACCGCCAGAGGTTGTCCATGGATCGCCAAAACTTACTCCTAAACGAGATCGTAACTGATTGGTAAAAATCAAACAGATCTTTTCACGGGCAATCATATTGGTAATTTTACGCATACCTTTAGATAAGATAATGGCTTTGCTAGTAGCCCAACCATCTTTATCAAATTCTGCAGCCATTTCAATCTTTGTAGATGCGCCCATTACCGAGTCAACTACAATAGTTACCAAACGGTCTTTGTTAGCTTTACGTACTGATTCAACAATTGTTTCAATGGCTTCAAATATATCTTCCATAGTCTCCAATGGAATATATAACATCTTTTCCAAATCAATACCTATTGCCTGAAGGAATTCGCTACTCACAGCGCTTTCAGTATCAATATAAACAGCTAAACCTCCTTGCCGTTGGGTATCTGCTAATGCATGCGTAGCCAACAATGATTTACCAGAAGCTTCTAGACCTGTTATTTCGGTTATACGGCCAATTGGAAATCCTCCATTAGCTCTATTGGATATAGCCAAATCTAACATTGAAGACCCAGTACCTACCCATCCGGATACGTTTGATGGTGAATCGACATCACCTTCCAGGAAGTATGCAGTCTTATAACCAGACCCTTTAAACTTCTTGTTTAGGTTATTAGCCAACTCGCCAGCCAACTCGTCGGACAGTTCACTCTTTGAAACTGACATAATGTAACTCCTTTAATTAAGCAAATAGTTCGTCAAATGCATCGCCAATATCATCTACGGAACTAACGTTACCAGCAAATGATGTATTTGGCTTAATGCTTGTAGATGCCTCAGACTGAGGTGCATCTGTACCAGCAGACTCATCAGAGTCGCTAGGATTCAACCATGACTCCAAAGCTTCCTTAAGTTCGTCATAAGTAGGCTCTTTGAATACTTCTGCTAGATTAGGTTGCTGTTGTGCAATCTTTTCTGCAATAGCTCTATCGGCAGTCAATGGCGATGTATTTGGCTTGACACGGATTGTCGTCTTAGGATATGTACCGGCACCTTCTGCAGGAACAAATTCCACTACAATATCACGTCCATGGCCTGGATCTGTTAAATCGCCATAATCTGGATCTGCGATAAACCCTAACAGTTCTGTATAAACTGTTTTACCAAAACCCCAAAACTTAACACCTTCGCTTTCTTTACCACGTACAATGATTGGTACATAGCAACGCATTTTAGGTTCAAGTTTCTTACCCAATTTCCATTCATCAGAATTTCCAGATGTCTTAAGTTTTTCTGCAAATTCAACTACCGGATCTGGATTACCGTGAGTAATTGGTGATAGATAATTTTTCTTTCCTAGATCGTAATGGAAATACAACTCTTGGAATGGATTGTCTTTGTTATGTTGATAAGGGACAATCCTAATTTGTTGCTTACCTGGTTCAGGCTTCCAAAGAAAGTCCTGACGCTTGGTTTGAGACTGTAACTGATTAAGTTTTCTTTTAATTGCTTCTAAATCCATAATGAACTCCTTTTGTTAATTGTTAATTGTTAATAAAATTTATTATTTAATTATAAGTGAATTGATCAACAAATCCTAGAGAAATGTTGAAAAAGTTATTTGTCAATTGTTATTTGGTAATGTCTATTAAAATTCGTTGGATGCGTCTTGACGACCTTCATCGTATGCTGCATCCTTTATATCTAAAACAATATCGGCAATGTCATCCAATGTTACGTTATTACCAGATGATAGATCGCGTATCATTGATTCTAATTCTTCAACGGCTTGATATAATTCACTACCTTTATATGCACGAAAATGACGTGTTATAGAACCTTTAAGTCCAGGGGCAGGCGCTTCAGTTAATACGTTCTTAACTTCTTCACGGATTAGTTTTCTGAATTCTGATGCTTTCATTTTTAGTATCCGTTAAATGTTTCTTTCATCGTCTAAATCTTTGATACGATCTTCTGCATATGAATCAGCAAATTCCCATATTACTTCTGCTAATGCCTCAATATCTTGAGAGTTGACTCTATAAATACTTTTTAAGTTTTTAAGAGTCGCTGCTAGCATTTTTTTAGCTCGTTTCACATCTGCAGTATCCCTTGCATCTGGACGCAGAAAAATTAAATCTTCGTTAACTGCTTTTCTGACTTCTTCGCGGATTAGTTTTTTAAATTCTGAAATTTTCATTTCATTTTCTTTTATTTTTTCTGGATAGTTACTTTTCTGATCAGATGGTGCAAACTGTTTCCATATAGCCTCACCATCTGTTTGCAACCCCATTTTATTTATCTGTAATATAATATTGCGAATAGACTCCCATTCTTGACTACCACGTTTATAATATCTAGAATCATCACTATACTGATAATTCCAATCATGAGATTTAAGTTCC